ATAAGTTGCATTACACATCCTCCAACGGGTCAGGCGGCTCTTCCTCGGATAGCCCCCCAAATTCTAACATGGCAGCCTCAAGGCCCGGCAAGTCGCCCGCTTCTATAAACGAGTTAATCAGGCTATCGGATAGCGCTTCAATGGGGATTATCTGCGTGGTGCTTATGCCATCGCCAGCCAAAACCCTGGCGGCGTCTGCTTTCACCTTAAATATTTCAGCCTTCTCTTTCTCACTCATCTGCCAGAGAGGGTTAAACGTGAACCAGCAATCATCAGGGCGGCTGCCCAAAGCTGACCGAACTACCACATTCAGCAGCTTTTCCAGCGGCTCGCGTAGGGTTAGCTCCTGCTCTGCACCTATGCGGTTGTAATAGTTCTTCTCGTCGCCTTCACCCGTAGCGTTCATGCCGCTAGGACTCTGGCCTAGAAATCGGCTGGCCGGGATGTCAGCGGCACCAGATACGATCTGAAGCTGTAAGCGCTGGACTTCGGGCAGTTGAGAGAAATTGATGGTCTTCTGTTGGTATTCGTCTTCTTTGTCTAGCACCACGGCGTTCACCGTGGATTTCATGCTTTGGACTAGGCTGAATCGTTCTATAACAGCATCTTTATAAGCCTGTGACGCCATGCCGCGCATGAAACCATCAATTTTGAACACGTCCACCTTGGCTTCTTGCACAAGCGCGGCAATGCCCTGTTGCCCAGCGGTGGCGTCTTTAATGGCGATCTCAATAGCGTCAAGTATGCTATCGCCCCATCGGTCTACAAGGACTTCCCAGTCTGTCGGAAGGTCGGCGCCAATGAAGCGTACAACTCGGGATGGATGAATGCGTACAGTGCCCCCGGCAGCGCCAACCAGGTCGTAATACGTGGGCTCCATATAGGTCGGTGACATGGGGTCATAGTCGAGCAATCCACTGGTCATGTGGTAGCGATCCATGACCTTTAGGAACGCGACGCCGCCTTTGCCAACGGTATTCGGGTTCAACGGCTCTGCGTGACTGTCTGAGCCGTCGCTGATAAGGATGGCCGCACCGCCGTATAGTCTGGCCTGCTTAATGGCGTTGAAAACCTTACTTAGGACGCCGAGGCGCTTCTCTTCAGCCTCAATTAAAGTGATTTGCTCTTTCTCACACTGCCAGGACCAGCCTTCCCGCATCATATCAAAGGCCGGGATGTCCACGGCTTTGCGACACATCCAGTTTGAACGGTATGCGGCCTCAACCTGTTGACGGTCCAGAGGCTGAAAATTCCAGCTTCCGTGTGTAGCTTTGTCACGATCACCACCAAGGCCAGATACTGCATTAACTAGGCCGCGCGATACGTCTGCAAAGAAGTTGCTCATGAATAGACTGCCATCATGTCGTAGCCTTGATAAACGATGAGGTGGGGGCACGCGCCCATCACGAAAGCGTCTGCGCAATTCTTCACAAGCACTCCATTAGCGTAATACACATTATGCCTTTCTAGCGTTATATTGTACACGACACTCTGCCGAGCACTCGTTTCTGATTCTATCAGACTTGAATTCTTTTTTACACATGGCGCATTCAAGTGTGTGTCTGCTTGCTGCTTTCTTGTTTGCATTTTTAATTGTGCAGGCTCGTGAGCAGGTTTCTGACTTGACCCTTTTGCTTTCAAATTCGCTATGGCATATGACGCAGGAATGGGTGTGAAAATCCCTTTTTTCCCAAATAGTCTTGGCATGATCTGAATGCCACTGCCTGCCTTCCGTAGAAGAGTGCCACTCTTTTGCAAGATCCCGAACAGACTCAAGTTGATGCCTGTTTTCTTTACGGTATTCTTCACACTCAAACCTTTCTTGCATGTGCTGTCTGCAATGCTCTTTTCTTTCAAAGGGCTCAAGGTTTGATAAGTTGTTGTTCCGCCAATCGCCGTCGATATGGTGAATATCATATCCTTTAGGTATTGCGCCATTACTGTCTGCCCACACACACCGGTGTAAAAGTCTTTCACCGTATTTGTCTTCTTGCCTTGTTGAGTAATACCTACCTGTGCTGTGAATGCCGAACACTTTTGCTTTGAAAACAATGCGTTTAATATTTTCCATTTGATACGGCCCCTTAATGTTAGAGGCTCTATTATATTACATGATGTAAGCAACTGCAATTCTTTCCACCCGCTATCCCATGTAAAAACTTTGTGATCCGGGGTTCCTGTTAACCCCCCATTAGTAATTACTTCGGCACTATTGCGGTGAGTGTGAGTCACTTTTTGATAGCCCATAGGAGTTAAAACCATATCTCCAACTTCAATCTTTTCTATAAACTTGCCACCTTTGTCTGTTTCAACCGTTGTGCCAGCTACGAAACAGTTTGGTGATTTAATACCACGCTTTGCCAGGTCACCCTTCGACTCCACCATGTCCAGCCCTTTTTTGCTGTAACTCTTTCTAGGTGTCGATAACTCAGTCATAAGCCTTTGCAAGAATGGCAAATCACTGCGCAATGCCATTAACTCACTTGACGGGTAAACCATGCCCTTATTAACCGCATTATACGTATTACGCAATCTGTCCGCAACATCCTGCCAAGATTGGGCTTTCAGATTTTCAAATTTATCTTTTTGTGTGATGCCCGGCGCGTATTCTCGATCGGGATTTATAATGGCCCCACCCGCGTTGAACTTGTGATAACCGAATTGAATATCCATCTCTTTTAGAGTCGAGCCAACGTGCGCACCAACGCCTATAGAGTCATACAGCATCTTGCCGTTTCTGACCTGAGCCCATGCCCGCTTGGTTGATTTGGTTAGCTCATCTTCGGGCGCTTTCCATTCATCGATGTCTTCACAGATTGCGCCGTCAAACATGGCCGTGGCGTTTTTGTCGTCACCGCTGTCTGCTACGTCATAACCAACGCACCGGGCACCGGATAGATCAATGTCGAGCTTTATGTCGGCGTCTACTGCGGCCTCTAGCCATGAGCGTTTGATGACGGCTGAGTCGTCGTCTGTTAGGGGGACGCCTAGGTAGATGTGTTGATACTCTTCTTCGTCTTCGTCTCGCTTGGCGGCAATAACCGCCCGCATTGTGTCAGACAAAAACCCGTTTTCAGTATAATTGATTAATCGTATGCGGGTACTTGGAGGCGGGTCAACAATGAATCGCTGATAGATAAAGTCAGTCATAAGTTTAGGATTAAAACTTATCCAAACTTCGCTGCCATCTTTTCTTATGGTTGGCTCCAATATATCCCACTGGTCTTTTGTGAGGTTGTGAGCTTCCTCAATCCAAAGTATGTCAGCGCCTTCAAAGGATTTTATTTCGTCTGTGTTGCGCTCAATGCCGTAGAAGCTAAAGCTAGTTCCATTGGTGTGATGAATTTCGCTTGCCAGCGCCTCATACCCTGGGGTCTCGAAATTATCAATTTGAGCTTTTATTAGAGTGTAGACAGATTCTTTAATCTTATTTTGAAAGCGACGGACACATAAAAATCTGGTTCGATACTGAGCCCCTATTGACTGGGCCATGCCTGAGAACTCCCAAGACTTGGAGCTAGCGCGCCCGCCATACAGCACACGGTTTCGAACCTTGATGAAGTTTTCAGCGCATGGCTCACCGTCGAACCAGAAATCTTGGAGCGCCGGATTTAAAGATGCCATGCTATTCGTCAGCGTCGGGGTCTGGCTTGCCGTACATGGTTGCAAAGGTTGGTGTTAAATCTTTGCCGTTGGTGGTTACATCTACCCCCTGCTTATCGAACCACGCAAAGCGATTTCGCATGTTTAACGACCATACGGTAGCGTTACCTGGCGCACCTGTAACCATTGCCCGGCCAGTGCGCTCCCACCAAACCTCACACATATCCTGAGCCGTCGATACGGTTGCACGAAATTCCGCCGAATCTTCCATCAGTGTTTCCCAGGCGCTGCGCGCAACACCTAACATGCACCGCATTTCAACAGCGCTACCGCCTTCCTGGCCGCAGTCCATAATGATCTGCTTCCAGTCTTGCTTGAGGTCATCAACGGTTGTTCTTGGTCTGCCTAGGGGTTGCTTCATTTCTCAATCATACCACAGTGGATCTGACTTTAACCTCAGCTTTCCAATGGCCGTCGCCATCTGCTGCCGAATCTTCAGATATGGATTGTCAAAAGGAGCGCCCGTTTTTGGGTGAGCCACAAGCGCCCCGTTTTCTTTAATGTTCTTCTGCGCCTCCATGTAATCTATATAAGCATCGGCGTACATAATTATCTTTTCACGGCTTGCAGATCGGTTTTGATCCTCAAGAATTTTTTATAACTTCATCTCGGCTCATTTCGCCCATACTTTTCCGCTCCCTTTAAACGTGGACAATGTTTGGTCTGTAAACGTTTCGTTCAGTCCTGATATTTTAGCCGCCTTTTGGCCAGCTCGTCCGCTCCGGCTCCGGCATCACTGGCAATTCCGATTCTATTTCTTTCACTAGGTCAAAATCTGGGCCTCCCTCGGTTACGTCCATCTGTTCAAACCTTGGGTTGAAGTTGAGGTTCATTGAGCCCCTAAGTAAAACCTTTCTTCCGTCCTCCGATTCAACCGCTGCTATTTTGGCGTGGTTTACGACGTACAAAACTGAGCTTTTACCAAACAAACCTTGCCATTTTTCGATAATGTGAGCGTTACGTGTCCTCGCTGAAATGTCAATTATCAGTCTTGCTTCGGTTAACCGCTCGTCCATCATCAGACGTTCAAGCGTCTCTATCTCATACTCAGCAATGGCCCACGTCCAAATGGATAGTTTGGACCTGCCCACTTGATCTAAGGTGTGGAGAACCGCGTCGATCATGCTGAACTGACCGCGAGTCACTGCAAAGAGAGACATATCTCTTTCAATTTCCCCAATGCATTCGGCGGCGGTTTTGAACGACTGAACGGCGTGCTTCCTTCGACCGTTGGCGCGTGCGCTTTTCCCTTGTGATGAAATGTTCATTCTTGTTTTCCTTTTTTTGTATTTACAGAAAGTGAAAATTCTAGGATCGCAATCTTCAAAGCCCGGCGGATCCCCTCACTGACGTTGCCCTCGCCAATGATCTTGGCCAGCTCCCAGCTTGCGTCATCAATGTACACGTTGCGCCGCCTGCCATCCTGCATGATCTTGGGGCGGTGGGCTGGGCGCTTGGCTTTAGCTACCATAGTTGCCGCCATAAGCATTAATTTTTGCCAAGTGCTGTTTGTGCCATTTGCGACACTCGCGCTCAAATGTTTTTGGTGTGGCTCGCAATGTTTCGCCGCCAAATGATCCGTTGGCGCAAATTTGATTCCCGAGCGTGCTATTTCCTAGGTATATGTAACGGGCTTCCCCGTAAGCGCCCTGCATGAAAAATCAACCGGTCCGTGGTTTCGGGTATTTATGGTTAATGTGGTCATTTTATTTCTCCGATTTTACGCTTAAAAATAAAGGCGAATTTAAATTAGCTGATCAGTATTTGTTGTGTAGCCTTCATCTGCCAGGCACTGAGGGATATATTTAGCGTCTGTGCTGGCAAAAACCCACCAGCCCTCAGACTCAACACCACCCATGTTCCGCATGAACAGCTCAATGTTTTTAGTTAAACCGTGGAGCGCAACTTTTGTTCTGCCTTCGCTGGTGTGTGCGATTTCTGCTTTCATTTTGGTATTCCCTTCTTTTTGGGTTGTTGTCTCTCTATGAATACCATTATACACACTTAACAAACCCCTGCAACACTTTTATGCACACAAAGCTAATTTATTTTAGGCACAAAAAAAAGACTACCCGAAGGTAGCCAAGGTGTCTATTTTTTCGGCCTGCCATATCACTCCCTACCCCGCTCTACCGGCCTGACATCCACATTAAACACCGCCCTGGAATTAGGCTCCGTGCCGATAGTAACCACCGCCGTATACCTACGATTAGGCAGGAACTCCACATCTGACTCGATGATCCCCGCATAGTCGCCAGGCTCGTTAAGCGTTAGCTCGGTCGGCCACACCTGTCCAGCCACTTCAGAGTCTGCGCTGTCATATATTGTGAACGTGCCTGGCGCACTGAGCAGCGTACTAGTGCCGTTCAGTGCCGCTATTTTAGCGTTGGTGACACGCAGTATGCCAGTGTTATCTATGAAAACGCTCATGTTAGCTCTTTATAGTTGCCGTGATAATTGGACTGGTGTCTACGCTGCCGGTGATGATTGCAGCTTCAATCACAATAGTTGCTGTAATGGATCCGGTAAACTGCGCCAGATTATTGACAACTACCGAGGAGCTAACCACAAAACTCATAATTTCCCCTTACTATTTCTCTGTACCAGCCACCCGGAAACAACCCGGAAACAACCCATAACAGTATGCTCGACATCACTGGCAGCTATTTCCGCGCAGAGACTCACCACCGGCAAGTCGCTGGCAAATTTCATTCGCAATCTTTATTGTGCATCTTGTGGGCCTTGCCATATCACTGCAAAACCTGGTGCACATTTACGCTCAGGTCAGTGGAAGCCCCGGCGCTTGCAATGCGGATTTTGAACGGGGCGTCTACTGGAAAGCTAAACCGCTGCAAATCAGGGATTGATGTAAACGTGAAGTCTGTTGATACCGGCAATTCACTCAGATTTCCATCTGACTTCTCGGTATAGAACACAAAGCTCAGCGTAGCGCCGTCGAAGTCGCCATAGATTGCAATGGCCCTGTCACCTTGTAGCGTAAAGTATGACCCTGAAGGATAGTCACCGTTAGCTGTCAGGTTTTCCACCATGTTCAGCTCTTTGTACTTGCCTTGTATTTTCTTGCCCATGATTCAATCCTCTGTGATGTTCTTCTGCCTGTCGATTATCTTATCACTTATTCTATAGTTGAAGGTACTCGGCTCAACCCCAACGCCGCTATGTGATCCTGCGCTGACTCCAACCGGCCGCCTAAGATCACCGCGATAACATCAGGCGTTGCCTTGCCGCCGTTAATCTGTAGCAATGCCTGAGCCCTTGTGGCTGCTTCTACGT